CGCGCTTGGTGGTCTTGTCGGTGCACAGTTCGGTGGTGGTTCTGGACGAGCTATCACTACTGCTGTTGGTATTATGGGTGGTGCTTTGATTGGTCGAGGCATTGGTCAAGAACTTGACCGTGCTGACCGAGCTCGTCATGCACAAACGTTTCACGCTGCACTTGAACACAATCGTTCTGGTTCAATGCAACGCTGGCAAAATCCCAACAATCGAACACAAGGTTATGTCGTTCCACAACGAACATACCAAACAAGTTCCGGTGGGTATTGTCGTGAGTACCAAACAAGTATTAGTGTTGGTGGTCAAACACAAAACGGATACGGTACGGCTTGTCGTCAACCAGATGGTTCTTGGGAGATTCAAGGATGAATTTGAATTGGGAACAAAAAGATATTGACTATATGCTTCGTAAGAAGGCTTTGCGTGACCGTGAAAAATTCATCGAGAATATTATTGTGCACCTTCTTACAGTTAAGAGTTTTAGACAGGGCCGTGATATCGTGGATATCGTAATCGAGTTTTTTCCTGATGAAATTCCACGCAATGTTTTACGCATGATATATAAGATTATGCATGTTGATTTGAAATGGTTACCGAAAAATTATGAAGAGGATATGATACTGTTATGAACCGTGAAGAAATGATTAGTGCTTTAAAAGAAGATGTTTGTCGTGTTACCTTCAAAAAAGTGAATGGTGATACTCGACTGATGTATTGTACGCTGAAGAGCGACTTTCTACCAGAGAATGACCGAATGATTAATGAAGCTGGTTTTGAACCTACAAAACAAGTAAACGAAAAGGTACTTGCTGTGTGGGATATTGATGTAAAAGGTTGGCGTTCTTTTCGTGTAGATTCTGTCACACATTTTGATAGTAATCCAAATGCGGAATAAAAAAAAAATGAGAATTATCGCTGGTCCTTGTCTCCATGAATCTTACGGCCAATCACTTGATATTGCTGAACATTGTTCTCGTGTCTGTAGTAAGTATGGTTTTGATTATTACTTCAAGGCCTCCTTTGATAAGGCCAATCGTTCCTCTTCTTCAAGTGTAAGAAGTGAAGTAGAGTTTTCTGACTTTCAAGAAGACTTTTATGGATTTCGTAAAGTTGAAAAAATCAAAACACTTACCGACGTACATGATGTATGGCAAGTGCCCAAAATATTTAATGTTGTAGATGTTATGCAAATACCAGCATTTCTTTGTCGCCAAACGGATTTGATTGAACAGGCTGCTGAATATTCTCGAATCTTGAACATCAAGAAAGGACAGTTTCTTGCTCCTTGGGATGTTACCAACATTGTGAATAAAGTAAAGAATGTAAATCCGGACTGTGAAGTTTGGATTACAGAGCGTGGTACATCTTTTGGTTACAATCGCCTTGTGGTAGACTTTACTGGTATGCAATATATACTAGACCAAGACATTTGTACCCTAGTGTTCGACGCAACTCATAGCGCACAACAACCTGGTGGTGAAGGTACAAAGAGTGGCGGCAATCGTGAATATGCTAAGTCACTTGCGTATGCTGCAGCTGGCATGGGTGTTCAAAACTTCTTCATGGAGGTACACCCTGACCCAGACAATGCACCAAGTGATGGACCAAACATGATACGATTAGAAGACTTTGAGGAAGTTATAAGTAAAATAAGTAAATTGATTAGGAGTTAAGAATGGAGTTTAAGATTACAGGTGCAGACACGATTACTGCTGATGGTACTGCTGCGAACGCAAAGGGTGGTACTGAACGAATGAAGGACGAACTCATGTCTCGTCTTTCACCGGAACTAAAAGAAGAGTTTAACATCATCTGTTCTCGTGTAAGAGAAGTACCAGAAGATAAGAAAAACATTCTCTGGCTTCATGATCTCTGGAACGACCCAGAGGCCATGCACCTGCGCGAAGAAGGTTCTATTGATAGATTCGATAAACTTGTTTTCGTTTCTAACTACCAGTTTCAGACTTATCATATGGGTCATGGTGTTCCTTATGATAAGTCTATTGTTCTTCGTAATGCCATTGAAGTGTTTGAAGAACATGAGAAACCAAAGGACGATCAGATTCGTCTAATCTACCACACCACACCTCATCGTGGTCTTGAACTCCTTGTGCCTGTATTTGAACATCTTTACCAGTCTTATGGTGATAGAATTGTTCTTGATGTATACAGTAGTTTTGATATCTATGGTTGGCCGCAACGAAATGAACCATACGAACCGCTCTTTGAACAATGCCGTCAACATCCTGGTATTAACTATCATGGCACTGTTTCTAACGAAGAGGTAAGAGAAGCACTCAAGAAGTCTCACATCTTCGCATATCCATCTATTTGGATGGAGACTTCTTGTATTGCAGCGATTGAAGCTATGAGTGCTGGTTGTGCAGTGGTTTGTCCTAACTATGGTGCATTACCGGAAACAACTGGTGGTCTTGCGACTGTATACCCATGGTCAGAAGATACTAACTATCACGCAAATCAATTTGCAAATGTATTGAAAGTGGTGATTGATAATTACTGGCACGAAGGCCTGCAAGGTAAGCTGAGATTCACCAAGACCTATGTAGACAATCTATATAACTGGGACACTCGTATCGAAGAGTGGGTTGCTTTGTTGAGAAGTTTATGATTAATATTTTCATAGGGTATGATACGAAAGAAGAAGTATCATACCATGTACTTTCACAAAGCATACTGAAGAATAGTACCTCTCCGGTTTCTATTACTCCAATATATCTTAATAATATAAGAAAGTACTTTTGGAGAGAAAGATCGAATTTGGAATCTACTGAGTTTTCTTTCAGTAGATTCCTTGTTCCTTTCCTTATGGGTTATGAAGGATGGGCTCTATTCATGGACTGTGATATGCTTATGCAAGCTGACATAACCGAACTTTGGGAAATGAGAAGAGATCAATATGCGGTACAGGTTTGTAAGCACGACTACACGCCTAAGAACGATTCTAAGTTTTTAAATCAGACACAAACAAAATATGAGAAGAAGAATTGGTCTTCATTTATGTTAATGAACTGTGAGAAATGTAAGGCCTTAACTCCGAAATTTGTAAATACCGCAACTGGTCTAGAACTACATCAATTCAAATGGTTAGAATCAGAAGATTTAATAGGAGATATTCCTCTTGAATGGAACTGGTTGGTTGGTGAATATGATGTTATAGACCACCCAAAGAATCTTCATTATACTTTAGGTGGTCCATGGTTTGACGATTTTAAAAATTGTGACTATTCGGATGAGTGGTCATCAACTGCTCGCGAACTAACCGCCTTTTACGACGATAGTATTAACATTACATAGTTTTATTTTTTCTTGCCACCATTCTTCCGATTTTATGGTTAAATGTGCGTTCATTCCGTTAGGCAATTTTTTTACAGCAGGCACTTTTGAAATTTCAAAATAAACTGCTTTAGTAGCATAGTTGAAGATATCATTCAAAACATATTCTACAGAATTTTCCGGAATATGTTCCATCACATCGGTACATATCACTAGATCATATTTTCCTTTAGGTTTTTCACTGAAAGGTTCAAAACCAGGATCATATAAAGTTGGGAATGGAATATTCCATTTTTCGTGAAATTTATGGCCAAACCATCCTAAAGCTTTACCACAACCATAGTCTAGAACAGATTCTATTTCTAATTCATCTATTAGATTCTTAATATCATTTTCGTGAGGCAATAAAGAATGTCCGTTAAATTTTGAAGGGTTCTTATGTACTTGTGCATGTAACTCTATACCTTCTTCTAAAGTTAACATTAAACATTTCCTCCATGCATTTGTATTACAGTCCTATTAATATAAGGTTGTTCATACAATAAAGTATATATCAATTTTGAAACTTCACTGGCCATTATGAATCTTTTCATAGGATGACTTTCTCTTTTTCGTATCAGATTTTCTATATCTGTTCTTCTTTGAGTCATACCAGAGTCTTCTATAATTGAGGGAGCAATTCCTACAAGTTGTTGTTTCGGCTTTCTTAATTCCTTTCTTTCAATATATTGATTAACCAAGGCCTTGGTTAATGCATAAGTGTCGTCATATGATCCTGCAAATCCACTATAAGAACTTATTACACAAATTCTAGCTTCATCATTATGTTCTATGATCTTATCGCACATTTCAATTACGCTAGTGAAATTTGTATACATACTATGTTCTTTTTCTTCTTTTGTTAATTCATATGATTTCTTGGGGTACATTACTCCGTGACAAAAGACATATCTATCTGCATCTAGATGATTATCTATTTCTTCTGTTCTTATTTCAGCAACATTCTTTCCGCTTGGTGAAATTATATATTTAAAATTTTTGGCTATGGTGGTTTTATGACCTGTGACAACAACTTTTTTATTCATTAATCATTTCCTTCACGGTTCTTTCTGCTTCAATAACGGCATCAATTTTACCAGAACGAATACGAATTAACTTATCAGATAATCTGACAACATCGACCAACCTAGTATCTGCTGCGCTCAGTGGCATTGCCCTGATACTCGTCATCACATCTATTAATTCATATTCTTTTACCTTTGGATAAAAATGTGCCATACTATCGATCATGTTATGAGCTCTTTCCTTTAAATCTTCTTCATTATATGTTTCTAAAAGATTTTTCGCTTCTTCGTATGTTTTACATTCTTTCGATAGAGGAGACCATTTTGCAGAAGATAGGCTAGATAAATTCTTTTCTTCGTTCCAAGGATATAAACTAGGAAATGGTCCATCCATAATCGTGACTGCTTTCCAAGTTGGACCTTTTAGTTGCGGAACTATACAAGGTTCAAATCTATCTACTCTAAGATTATCACTTGCACAAAAGGTACAATCAATAACTAAATCATATCCTTTATCTTCCCAGGGATCTTCATCTGATCCTAAGTGTAGATGTATATTATTTGAAAGTTCTTTTTCGAAATGTTCTTTCGCTTTTTGCACCACAATATGTCGTTCGCCTATCATAACAGCGCCTTCAACATTTTGTAATCCATATTCACTAGGTTCATGTATTGTTAACATTTCTATTTGATTTTTAAGAACTAAAGAATAAGTGCCGAAATCAATTAATGAATTGTCTTTTGCAATTGCATAGATATTACATTCTACGCCGCGTGTGGTATGACCATAGTGTTTCATAAAATCTTCTCTATGATTATCACATGCTTGTTGTGTAATCATAGACCGAGGATAATGAGGTGCGCCTAAATGAAGTCGAGCTGGGATATTTCCAGAAGCTCCTGAAAATATTGTATTTGATTTATCATATAAATGCACTTCATAAAGAGGAAAATCTTTTAAACTAGCCGCTAAATGACAACCAAACCAACCAGCACCTACAATTTTTATTTTCATTTGTAAAGTACCACCTTATCGGTTTTCCAACTTTCGTTGTTATTTTTGTATTGTTGACTAACATCTTTTCTTTTTCCTTTCCAATGAACAATTTTTTCGGCGAGAATGGAATAAGGAAATACATGTAGACCCTTTTCCCCATTAGTTGGATTTAAATTCTTCTTTTTAATATCTTTTATACTATCAATAGCAACATCCCACGCAAATGCAGAATGCCATTCTTTTTGTTCAAAGATGGTATAGTCACAATACAGGCTTGCAAATTTGTTCATCGCTTCTCTAGTTTTTTCATTTAGTCTAATAGCAAAGAATCCTATTTCAGTGTGAATAGGTTTACGGAATAAAGACGCAACGTCATTATCACCCAATACATATTCTATCCATTCTTCATTAACATGATCGTGCGTTTCGCAATCAGCATCCATCCAAACTAGAATATCACCATCTTTCCAATGAGAATTCATATCGAGTACAGCTTTAGGTGTAATTCCTTGTGGCATCCATTTGATTGCATGAAATCTCCACATTTCTGAATCTGGTACATTGTTAGGAATAATAGGATTCTTATTCCATTTCTCTAAAAAATTATTAAAATCTGGTATATCATTTAAGTTTAATAATTTAGATCTTTCGAAAGGAAGTTCTCGATCTGTTACTGTTACTATTTCTATATCTTCTTCCCAATTTTCTGTGAAAGTTTTCGCGAAGGTTTCGCCGTATCTTTCCCAAGCATTACCATACATCAAAGTACATACTCTAATCATAATGACCTCTTTTTTCTAATATAATCTCCATCTGGATGAACATCAATAAATTTTAATGTATTGAACTCATCTCTATAATATGTATACGCGCACATTTTTGTTATCCAATCGTCAACTTCTTTTTCCGTAAAATGTTTTATCTCTCCTTCACAAAATTCTTCCCAAGTAGTGCTAATTTCTCTAGCAGGATTATGTTCAGATGTTGTTATAACAGGTGCGCCTAAAACAACTACTTCTGAAGTAGCAGCTGTATATTGGCCAATTAATAGATCACAAGATTCTCTAACATATTGATCAGATATTTGGTTTCTGTGTCTATTACTCATATCTATTTTATGTCTAACAATATAATCAAAACCTTGCCTATCGAGTTCGTTTCTTATTTTATTCACCCATTCTTCTGGAGTTTCATTGAAAAAATTTTTATGATTTTTTGCAGAAGATGGAATAATAAGTGCTTTCTTTTTCTTTAAAGGTTTTGTAGACTTTGTTTCACCCCAAAGTTCAGAAATATCATTTATTAGACCTTCTGATTCAATATTTAATCTATTGTTTACTCTATCTCTATGAGATACATCTACAGGACAATTGGGGTTCATATTCCATCTGTTGTAAGTTATTCTATGCCATAATTTATGACCTATTTTATTCGATGGAGAAACATAACGAAGCCAAGGTAACATTGTGTTATCAAACCAAAAAAATTTAAAGTCTTTCGGTTCTTGGTCGGGTTTAAACATTGTGTCTGGTTCACAACCTGTAAGTACATAAACATCTTCAAAATTTTTAATTTCTGATGGAGATATTCTATGTTTATTTTCTCTCCAATCGTTTCCTTGATAGTTAGGGTCTATCTTCCAATAACCCCAACCTACTCCCTTCATACTAAAAGGATCCATAGGATGTGTCACTGGCCATAACCTCCATATTCAACTTTATTTTCTAGTAGTGACTCATCAAAAGGATAAAACCACCTTGCTTCGTCAAATGCATCCCAAAACAAATCAACCAAATCTTTTCTTGGGTGTTCCTCTGGTACACCTTTAAACCATTCTGGTTGCCAAGGTTGTGTTGGCATATGTGTATAGTGAAGAATCCAAAATGGATCTACATCACCATCATGGCTATTCCATCTTGGATCCAAATCACCAACGACATTATTTTGTATCATTAATTGTATATATTGTTGATGAAAATGATCTACATGTTTCCATTGTTCAGATGGTTGCATGACACCTTTCCATCTAACACAATCGAATAACATCACACAAAACTCTTTACCACCAAACCTTTTACCATCTCTCGCAAGACATAGTTTGCCTTCAGGTATTTCCAAATCAAATAGGTCGCCAATGTCACGGAAGTTTAACATATCTACATCAGTGTAAATAGCCTTACCTTCAAAGTTACAATATTCCGGAATACCCCAACGAAAACCACTGAACGGTGTTGACCATTGTTTATCGTTCCATCCATGCCAAAACTTGTTCTTTTCGTTTAGTCGTGCGTCATTGACTTTACGCATCCATACAATTTCTAAATCTCTTGACGTGTTTTTCCTAAGAGTATGTTCGTATGCTGCTTCTGCTTTAAAATCTTCGCCATTGGCTGAGGTGCCAATAAACATTCTAACCTTGTCATTCATTTCCAACTTACCGTTTTCTTTAAATCGCCTTTATTATGTATTAACCTTTCTGCAAGTATCGTATAAGGATAAACATGATCACCCGGCCTTTTTTCATTTGTAGGATTTAAATTTATCAATTTCAAATCTTCAACACTTTCTAATGCTTTATCCCAAACATATGCAGAATGCCATTCATCGAAGTCGAAAACATCTCCGTTTATATAATAATCACTAAAAGTTTTTAAAACTTTTCTAGTCGATTCGTTCAAACGCATAGCATAAAAACCAATTTCTGTATGTTTTGGTTTTCTAAACAATGCAGCAACATCACCATCTTTTAAAATACTTTGAATCCATTCTTCATTAATCGAATTCGTCGCGAGTGTATCTGCGTCTAGCCATACAAAAATATCACCATCTACCCAATGTTTATTATATTCAAGAACAGCGTTTGGTGTTAAAGCTTGTGGTAACCATTTCTTCCAATCAAACTTCCAAAATTTGTCTGGCGGTGAACTGGGGTAAGTCGGGTTATGTTTTTTTAAAATTTTTAGATATTCGGTAACATCTTCAAGAACTATGTTTTTTGCTCTTTGAAAGTTAATTTTTTCAAATATTTTTTTATCGACTACGTTATAAATTTCTATATCTTCACTACAATGAATTGAAAATGTGTGTGCAAAAAATTGACCGTATTCTTCCCAAGCATTACCCCACATTAAAGTACATATTCTAACACTCATTTATAAAACCAATCCTCAACTTCTTGATGTTCGCCAAAATTTTCTTCATATAATTTATATCCATAATCAAACATCATTTCTCTAATTCGGCTACGACGAGAATCATCATATCTATTTTCCCAATTACCTGATTCTATAGTCCATAAACCGACTTCATAGTCCCATTTAAATCCTTCAAAAGCATCTTCTTCTGCGCCTTCAACATCCATACTTATATAATCTATGTATTTTGGAGCATTATGTTCTCTAAGCAAATCAGATAGGGTAACTGTTTCTACCATAACAGGTGTTTGGTGTGTGAACCTATCTTGATATATTGATCCAAGTCCATTTCCCGCTGCTGAAATATAAAAACTTAGATTTTGTTTAGACGATTTATAAATTGCACGATAATCTTTAACACTATTATTTCTTTCACAGTTTACTAATTTATGAATATTCTGCGGTGAACATTCAAGTAAAATTCCTTTCCAATTAAGTTTCTTTTCTAGGTAGTATCCATTAGAAGTTTTGATTCCATCTCTTGCGCCAAGTTCTACAAAATAACCGTCGCGTTTTCCTTTTGTCATTTGTTCAACCCAAAGGTCTTGTTTAAATTGTGATTTACTATTCACTTACTTTTCCTCTAATAAAACCAGGAGTTTCGTATAGATTATAAGTTGGTTGAGTTTTAGGACCTTTTGATCTACCTACACTTGACTCCTTTTCTTTGCCTTCTCTCATATATGGAGCCACAACAACTGGTGGATCACACGCTTGCATTTTAAGATTTATATATTTTCCAACGTGGTGTTCTTTTAACCTAAGAAATATCCATTGATCTATACTATCACAAACTCCCAATGTTTCAACATGTTCAATTAATTTACGTGCGGTATTTGGAGAAATAGCATATGCATGTGAACCAGCATGATGTTCTACTTCAAAAAAAGACATAGGTTCGCCGGGAAATTTATAACTCTGTAATGAAGATAATCTCGGACCCAGTAAAACAATTTCATCATCTAGTACAGGTAAACCTAGAAAATTAACAACGGGCCTAGCATCATGCTCTAGAATAGCTACACCGACATTTAACTCAACACATAACCTCCACATAGCAATATGACTACAGAAATTAGACGCTGTTCCTGATCCATTTGGTCCGTGTTGACCATTAGTTAGTGTTGTTTTTTTTACATTTTGATCTGCATAAGCTTTTTCAGAAACAACATGATCGTAATTGTTAAACGCAATATGTCCTAACTTATATTTCCTACACTCTTCTACAAATTCGGAATATTCTAATTTGGATATTTCATTATTAGGCATATATCCATAAATAACTTTCGTTATCACATTTTCGTTCATTTAAAATCCTATACTTTCTCCACACCCACATGTTGTTTTCACATTTGGATTCTCTATCACAAATGATTGTGAAAAGATTGTGTCTTTAAAATCTAAAGTAGAACCTTCGAGATACATCATGCTCATTGGATCTACCACCACTCTTTCTCCTATGTATATATCATCTTCTTCAGGTTTAGATATATCAAAGTTATACTTAAATCCGGTGCAGCCACCACCTTGTATTTCTACACGAAATACTTTATCCGATTCGAGTACACAATTCACTCTTTTCTGTGCAGCTTCTGTGATGTTCATAGTCTTTTCGCTTTTCTTTTCTCAAACCAATAATCAATTGATTTTTTTGCACCATAAACTAACGCCATTACTACAAGAATAATTGGCAATTCAATATACCATGGATAACCTGTACCTAAAGATACACCACCAACATTTATTCCAGTTGGTTGTTCTGCCGGTGTTTCAACTGTTATGTGTTTGTTATATGTTACTTGTTCCATTATTGTGATACCATATGTTTGAATTCGTTTACAAGTGTCATGGTATAAACTCCGAGCAAAAAGATATTCATTACAATCAACGACCGATCTTGCCACATCATACCAACGACCGACCACGATAGAAAACAAACCAAACCCACAATCATATTATAAGGAAAAAAATTTGCAGCACTTAATATCGCTGTAATGATACCTGTAATACTACCCAACCACTTTAACCACCAAGAAAAACCTTCTGATGGTGTAGCTTTCTCAACCGTGTTTGTTTCTATTTCTTCCATATTCTCTGGCCTCCACTATATGTTTTGGTTTTCTTCTGTAGTTGCCAATGGTTTCGTTGTACCATCCATCTTCTTCCAAAACATTATTCATAAACTGTTGTTTCACTTCCTCATAGTTACAATCACCTCTTGTAATATGAAGTGATACAATACGTCTTTCAAAATTCATCATACCATATTTTTGAATATCTTCCAAAAGTTGATTTGAACTTCCGTAGTATTCTTTCCAATCACTTTCGGTACGAACTCTCTTCTTTTTGCCACGAACTTTACGAATGTTATAGAAATACTTTCTACCAATGTATCTCTTATTGTTTAACTTATTCGTAATACAATAAACAAACCCTTCGAACTTTCCTATCTGGTCTGTATCGAAGGGTTCGTTATTAAACAGCCAGGGATTGTCATATGTCAATCCCATTCTTCATCGTCTAGAGAATCGTCAAAATCAGGTTCCCATGGCATTTTATCTTCATCAAATACTTCTGTAGCCAAACTACCACAGAATGGACAATACTTTGATTCTTGTACTTCGTTATGATGGAGTTTAAACATTGCACCGCATTCGGTGCAGTTAAATGATTGTACTATGAGATCTTCATTTGACATAGATTCTCCTTTATGTTGCCCAGACCTCCGACCAATCACCTGTCAAAGCGCCTTTGGCGTAATCGGTACTCCGATTCTCAAAGAACGATGTATGGATTGGTGCGTTGACCATTTCTTCTACCCAGGGTAATGGATTCTTTTTCACTTTAAATATACCTTTCATTCCCATTGAGATAAGTCTTCTATCTGCTATATATCTAACATAAGATTTTACTTCTTCTTCTGTTAGATTTTCCATTTGTCCCATTGTAAATGCCAAATCAATGAACTTATCTTCTAGTTCTACCATCTTTGTTGCGATGGTATATATTTGGCTCTTTGTTTCGTCGTTCCATACTTTACGATTTTCTTCCACATATTCACGGAACAATCGAATCATACCTTCTGCGTGTTGCGTTTCATCTACAATCGACCATGTGACAATCTGACCCATGCCTTTCATTTTACCATGGCGTGGAAAGTTCAACAACATGATGAACGATGAGAACAACGCAAGACCTTCTGTAAAGGCACTTGTTGCAGCCACATTAATCGGAATCGAATCAGAGTTAAATGATGTAAAGTAATCATGTTTCTCTTTCATCGCATCGTATTCGTAGAACTCATTGTATGTAGACTCAGGCATACCGAGTGTTTCGATCAGATGTGAGTATGCTGCAATGTGTAGTGCTTCACGAGCCGCAAATCCAAGAAGCATCATACGAACTTCTGGTTGCGGAAAGTATGGAAGATAGTTATTCACATAACCAGATGCTACATCAATATCAGACTGCGTGAAGAAGCGAAAAATCTGTGTAAGAAAATACTTCTCTTCCTGTGACAATCGATTCTTCCAATCCTTTACATCTTCCAACATTGGAACCTCAGTATGTAACCAGTGAGATTGTTCGTGTGTGAGCCATGCGTCATAGGCCCATGGAAAACTAAACGGTTTGAAGTAAGGTCTTTCTTCTGTTAATCTAAACTGCTGCGCCATTCGTTTCTTGTTCCTTTATATCTTTCGTTTAAAGTTTTTTTCTCTAATGTGATTTTTGATTCGCCATAACCATCACCAGGTTCAATCGATATTGGTTGTGGGTCTGTCATATTAGAAAACAGATTATCTGTGTGTGTGATCTTTAGATTGTCCTTATAACCCACAGTTTCACGCACAATATCATTATGATTAAACTCAGCCCAATATAGTTCAAAGGCCACTGTATCTTCAAGTGCTTCGAACTGATGAAACTCACCAGGCTTGACCTGTGTAAAATCACCTGGTTCAAGTATCGTTTCATCTATAAGGTCGTAATCATCTTTCCATACACGAATCAGAAGTTTACCGGATTCTACAAAGAACCCATTCCATTTGAACTGGTGTTTATGTTTTGAACAAACGCCACCCTTTACAGTTTCAATACGATGAAACTCAAGTACACCATTAGCGTGTAATAGTTTTGTTTCACCCCATACTTTACCAGACTTCATTATTTGATTCCTTTTAAACCTTTTTTAACATCCCATGTCCACTTACCATTTAGAGGACGAGAAGAGACAGAAACGGAAACTTTGTGTAATTGTATCGAAACTTTTTTACTCACTTACCTTGACCTCTATACTTTTTATAACTGCGCCGCGCACTCTTATTCATAGACGATGTTTTGATATGAGCATCTTTTCCACCGATGCTCGTTTTCTTATGAAAAGTATTTCGCTTTGTTTCATTCACTTTAGCCATTATATTCTCCTATATTACCAACCGGAAGGTTTCTTTGTAACTACTGGCGGATTTGCCTTTTGTGCCACAGAATTTTCTAACTTCGTATTAAACTCAGCTTCGGTCATTTGTTCTTCGCCGTCACCAAACTTAACACTCTTTACCCATTGTAACACTTGATCTTTTGTTAAAGATTCAAATGCCGTGAAGTCAGCTGCATCCGGTGCCGGCATTGTTTCAACACCAATACTGCGAACACTCACACCATTTTCATCTACTGCTGTACATTCCCAGTGTACATTAGAAACTACATCAGTGAGTCCGTCTTGACTCTTTACTACATCCATTGTTAGGACATTCCAGGTCATTGTTACTGCCATTTTCTTTCTCCTCTTCTACTTCATATACAAACTCATAAACAGGTTGTTCCTTTTCCTTCACGAAAAAGGACTTTAACATATACCAATATAGGTATAAATACATTTTGATTTTTTTCATAGAAATCCTAAAACCTCTTTCGCAATTTTTTGGTGACCCTTTTCATTAGGGTGAAAATCTCTATATTTAGGACATATAAGTTCACTCTCATCTAATTCTAGAATGTTTGCTCCTAATTCCTTTATGAGAGGCCAACCATAAAAATGTTCTTCATCTATATTTTGAAAATATGGATCTTTAATTAAGGTTGTAATTACTTTTAGTTTCATTTTTTTAAGTTGTAGTTTATCCTCTGAATCTCGATAGGTCATGATCGGCGGATCTCTTTGTTTAAAGATTTCAAAAAAAGGTATCATTGATTCTTCAACATTCATTAAAGGAAAAAATTTATATTTTATATTCCTGCTCTTTAGAAATTCTTGTAAAAGAAATATATTTCGTATGACGTTGAAAATATTTACTTTTCCGTAAGCAACTTTCTTTTCAAATTTCTGAATATCATCAAGATCCGGTAAGACCCAACGAGCATTAATATCCATTAAATTGCCGCCTTTATTATTAACCGATTTTAAATCTTGGCCGGTGGGATCCCAATATCGAATTCTTTCTCTTGAGAATTCTGATAGTCCTATCAAAACCATTTCTATATCATCATGGCCATTTTTGAATATATAGTTTATTGTACTATCCACAATACGTTCATTACTAAAACCACACACAGCTAGATTAACTAATTTCAAATCCAATTGTTCAGATACAATTTCTGGCCATTTTTTATGTTTAGGCAATTTATATAATATATTACCATCTTTGTCACGATTCATTTTTAGATTATTAGCAACTATTTCATGTGTATTATTACCAGTTGAAGTAAAACTACATCCCGATACCAATAATTTTTTCTTAGAAGACTTCATCGTTCAATAAAATTCAAAATATCTTTTGCTATCATTTGATGACCTCTTTTATTAGGATGTCCATCCATTCCATCTTTTATGACATTCCTAGGTAAAGGAATAAAAGATGGTTTTCCTCCAAGTTGTGTGAATACAGGCCAACCGTGAAAATTTTCTCCGTTTATTTGATTAAAAAATTCGTTATTAACAACTCTTCGAAAGAATTGTTTATTCGAATAGGACGAATGTATATTATCAAAACGTAATAAAGAGAAAAATTTATGTTCGATATTCCTAATTTCTAAAAATTCCTGTAAAAGAAATATAGTTTTAATATCTTGTTCGATTTTCACTATTCCGAATTTTTTTCGAAATTCTTGCCATAAACTAAGATCATCCTGCGGCCGGCCGCCGGTTCTCCATGTAGTAATATTCATTTTATATTTTTCAGGGGGTTTAAAATATGAGGTCTTGTCAGCAGTTTCAAAAAGAAACCTGTTAAATTCTGTCCATCCTACTAAAACCATTTCTATATCATCATGGCCATTTTTTAAAATATATTCCATTAAAGATTCTGCTATTCTTTCGTTCGAATTTCCACACCTAGCTAGATTAACTAATTTCAAATCCAATTGTTCAGATACAATTTCTGGCCATTTCTTAAATCTGTAATCATAACCTTCTAAATATTCACCATGAACTTCTTTTATTGGAACGTGAGAATGTTCTCCAGATGCTGTGAAACTACAACCCGATACCAATAATTTTTTCTTAGAAGACCCTAACATTGTATTTCCTTTGAAAGTTTAAAGAATCAGTTTCGTCATTTACTAATGGTTCATCCTTTATATTTAATGATGTATTTAGAATCATAGGACATCCGGTTTTGTTATACCATTCTTCCAATATAGGTCTAATCACAGACTCGCAATCTTTCTTTACTACCTGAACTCTTGCCGTTCCGTCAAAGTGTGTCACTGAACTATAATCATGTTTGGATTTTGCTACAAACTGCATGTATTCGTTCATAGGTCCTTCAAAATATTTATCAGCAAATTCTTCTAGTATTGCTGGAGCAAATGGTCTAAATTTTTGCCTTCTTTTGATTGTGTTTACCGTGTCTTTAATATCATAACGAGGGTCACCAATCAAAGAACGATTACCTAATGCCCTTGGTCCAAACTCAGCCTTTCCGTTAGCAACACCACATATTTTATGTTTTAATAAGTATTTTACAACATCGTGAGGGTTAATACTTCCTGTTATATTGTAACCTAAGTAAGCATTTTTCCATTCAATCTTCTCTTTTTTCACTAATGCAGCTGCACCCAAAGAACTTCCCGCATCACCAGGTGAAGGCATTATCCATATATTTTTGTTCTTAATCTTTGAATTTGCTACACAGTTTAACGCACATCCTCCCATTATAACTAAATTCTCATGTTTACATAAATCAACTAACTTCAAAAACTCATCTTCGTATAATTTTTGCGCTGACGCCGCTAAGTCTTCTTTTCTTGCTTCAGGTAATAAATTTCCAACACCCTTATGATTATTTCTATGTAATAAGAATTTTAAATCATGTATTGGTGAACCGTATGCAGCCATACCCATTGTAATATATTCATCACGATTGGGTTTTAAACCTATCCTCTGTGTTATCGCTGAATAAAATAGACCCAGAGAGTATGGATACCACCAAGAACTTATTTTCTTTAACTTGTTATTTTCTCCTCGCCATATAGAAATGGTATCCCATTCTCCTATTGCATCAACTATGAGTATATCACATGTGTCAAACTTTGATGTATAATATCCTGCAGCGGCATGTGATTCATGGTGGCCAAATGTAAAATCATACGATTCTTCCTGCTTTTTCCACTTCTGCCCAAAAATCAGACGCCTAAAATTCTTTTTAAAACTTTTTTCATAGAAAGCAGTAACATCAGGTTTATAAAAACGTTTTAAATCTATAGAAATTTCTTTATCATTTTTAACTTTACTATACCTTTCTGCGTGAGAAGCAAAAAGTATTTTATTATCTTTTAAAAAAGTAAAAGCAGCGTCATGATATCCTTTTGAAATTCCTAATGTAATCATCTTGTATAACTATCTAATAACCAGTTCTTTATCTGTTTTTCAACTAAGTTGTGCATCACAGGATAGTTTTTTCTATGCCGCATTTTGAATAACTGTTTATGTAATGTTTTATAGATTAAATTTAACTCATCTGTACTTAGATTCCACAAAGCACATGATTCTGGCTCCAATATTGTATTGTACCATAAACCCACATCATTTTCATGAGACCATTTTCCTATATCTAACATTTCGTCCCAATTTTGTCTCATTGGATTTACTGCTATGGTTAGATTTCTTTTTCTTTCTTTACAATAGTTGTTGAAATATTCAAAATTAGCCAACCATTTATCTAAATTACCATTCACCCTTATTTTTTCATATCTTTCCTTTATCAAACTATCGACAGATATATTCAATATCACATTAGTTTTTTCTAATAAGTCTTTAACCTTTTTTGTTAGAACAGTACCATTGGTAGCAAATGATACTCTACAGGCAGGATTCATTTCCGAAATGTCTTCACATATATCATAAACTAATTTGTGTGTGAAAGGTTCACCTCCGTTAAATCGTATTTCCTCCAAATGAGGTATGAACTCTTTTAATTGTTCTCTTAACGCGTCATTGTATACCTGTTTGATTGGTTCTAATTTATCTCTATTTTTCCTTATACTCGAGCTCTTAACCCCATCACACATAATACATTCTAAATTACAAATATTACTTATTTCCACCTCTAACAATGAAGGATATTTTTTAACGGTAAATTTATCATAAGCGTTGGCTAAACACAATTCACCATTATCTCTTTGTTTCTTACAATTAAGGCAAGTATCGACATATTCTTCGTTTTTTAATTGAGTTCTTTTATTTTCAAATTTTTCACCGAACCATATATCACTCAGTCCTTTTTCTTTACTCCAATGATCTATAGAATAACGATCTGTACTTAACCCCCAACAAGGTGTAACAAAACCTTTTAAACCAAGGTACATATTATTACTAGGCGCTTTACAAAACATTTTTTACCCTTCGCAGGCCAGACATTCTTCGTTGTTTACCATTGCGCTCATATCTAGCTCTTGAATGATTTGTCTTTCGATTTTCTTAGAAACTCTATCTGCTTTACCAATCTTTTCACTACGACAATAATAAAGTGTTTTCAAACCTTTCTTCCATGCGAGGTAGTGTACCGCATGAAGGTATTTTATGTCTGCATTTGGTCGAAAGAACAGATTGATTGATTGTGCTTGATCTATATATTCTTGCCGATCAGCCGCGTGTTCAATCAACCATCTTTGATCTATCTCCATACTTGTTTTGAAAACTTCTTTTTCGTAGTCGTCTAAACATCTCAGGTGTTGTACAGAACCATCATTTGAAACGATAGAGGACATAATTCTATCGAAGTCCAAGCTTTCATTCTCCGCACACTTTTGTTTTAATAACTCAACCAAATACTTATTCTTATTCATGTAAGAACCGCTCAAAGTATCCTGTCGATATGCATTAGCACGAAATGGTTCTACACTTGGTGATGTATTACCCATGATGATAGATGATGATGCGTTTGGTGCAATGGCTCGCATATGTGAAAACCTTTTCTTATAACCTTTCGCATCTGGTGCCTCGCCTCTTTCAACAGCTAATCTTTCATTTGCATAATCTAAACCTTCTTTAATGTGTTTTGCAATACGCATGTTCAATGACTTAGCCATTGCAGATTCAAATGGAATCATTTTGCTCTGTAACAAAGCGTGCCAACCGAGTTCACCAATACCAATACTGCGTTCACGCATTGCAGAATATTTTGCCCGAGAGATTTCGTTTGGTGCATTATCGATAAAGTATTGTAGAACATTATCTAACATTTCAGCCACATCAAAAAGGAATTTTTTATCTTTTGACCACTCATCAAAATACTCAAGATTTACCGAAGACAAGCAACAAACTGCTGTACGCTTTTCATCTGTTGGCAAAATGATTTCAGAACACAGATTGCTTTGTTTTACAGACAAACCTTTCTTCTTTAGCCACTCAGGCAGTTTTTCGTTAGATCGATCAATGAAGTGAATGTATGGTTCACCCGTCTGCATTCTCATTTCAAGAATACGCTGCCACAATTCTTTTGCTGACACTACTTCACGAACTTCATCATTATGTGGATCAACCAGTTCCCATGAATCATCGGCCGATGGATCTGTCATACAGTTTTCTACTTTCTGCATAAACGCATCGCTGATGTTAATACCATGGTGTAGATTCAAGCATCGTAGATTCTGGTCACCAGTTGGTTTACGCATTTCAAGAAACAGTAAAACATCTGGGTGTGAAATGTCAAGATACGCAGCATAAGAACCACGGCGAGTTTTACCTTGACGATAAGCCAATGAAGATGCATCGTACATTTTCAAGTGTGGCATTACACCAGTGGATTTTTCGCCTGCACTACGAATACCAAAACCAACACCGACACCACCACCAAGCATAGACAACCAGTTTGTTTCTGATAGGTTGTCAACAAGACCTTCAGCTGTATCTTCGATATAGTTAAGATAACAACTGATAGGTAAACCTTTTGAACTACGACCAAACGATAGAATTGGAGTAGAATAACTCAACCAATGTTTTGAACTGTAATCATATAATCTTTGTGCGTGTTCACCGTCACTTGCAAACTGTCTCGATACAAACGCAAATCGTTCTTGTGGTGAGATTTCTGTTTCCGTCATGTACGATTCTTTTAAGCGACGAATGCCATATTCATCTATCAAAGAATCACGATTGGGGTCTATCGTAAGTCCGTGGTGTTCCATATTTTCTCCTTAAAGGAAGGTTATTGTGTTTTTAAAATATTCTGTGTCTGATACGATTTTTCGATTCTTTAAATGTTGTTCTTGTATTTTCTGTTTGCTTTGACCTTCATAAGCTACACCAATACTGTCACGCAACATCATTTCAACGAGCATATTTTCTCTTTGTTCGATTGGGTCGTAAACTTTAAAGTCACCGAGTATACGACCGAATTTACCTCTACCATCTTTTCGTGTGACGATTATACTTTCAGAATTTTCCGGTATTAGATTTTGTACATAGATTTTTGCGAACTTACCATACTTCTTCTCTTCCAAGTCTCTCGTTCGGCTCTCTGGTGTATCTATGCCTGCCAAACGAATGCGTTGATTCGTTAACCATATATCAAAACCAAGGTCAATATCTATATCGACAGTATCGCCATCAACTACTCTTTTGATTATACATTTATATTCATACATAATCTACACCTTTGTAAAGAAACTTGCCATCCGAATCTTTAATAGCTTCTAACCTTTCTTCGTATGCCACAACAAACTCATCAATCATAGGAAAAACGGGTTTGATCGCTTGTGCACATTTTCTTGCCAAATCAATATGTTCTTTCTGCGTACCATTTCCAGTACGCAATGCAATATAATGAATCCAACTACGAAGAGTACCGTTTACATATAATGTAGACCGTGTAAGACCTTCTGGTAAAAGAGCTCTGGCCTGTTCTTTTGCGATACCTCTTTCAAGTGCATTTTCATATAGTCCATAAGCATCTTCCCAGGCCTTTTCTTGAGCCATATGCCAAAACTCTGCAAGAGCACTGTCTTCTACAGGAATGCTATTCTGACGATTCTTTTTATCTTGAACACGAGCCTTACGCATTACTGGTTTTGGATTATCAACCTTTGCGTATCGTTGACTAAACTCCTGAAAACTAAAACTCCTGTGCCGCAATAGTTGTCGAGCAATATCTCGTGTTGTTTGAACTTCAAGCACAACATTAGACATTTCAAAAATTGACCAATGGCCTTCTTTCATACAGTATCGTAACAGATTGTCCGAAGTGTCCGTATTTAACTGATTCTTTGGATTGCTTACACGAGCACAATATGACACAAAATCGTTTGCGTTTCTCAACTGTTCAATCACGGGTATTGTGTGAGCCACGAGGCTTACTTTATTCATACTTTACTCCTTATCACTATCAACAGGCAACATTTTCGCTATCGCCTTTGTGGTTATATAAAAAAGAAAAACATTTAGTGATATCAACACGAACTTTGTGATCCATAACCATGTTATAGTCATACTTTTTTGCTCCTTAATGTATCACTTATTTTTGCTTTGTGTTTTTTCTTATATGGTCCGCGCTTTTTACCTTTCCTAGCAGCACTTAGTTTTGCTCTAGTTTCTTCCGAAAATTCTCTACCTTTAAGAGAAGCACTTAGTTTTGCTTTATGTTCTTCCGAAAGTTTTCTACCTTTATTCCAAGGTATATTATCTTTAAGAGAAGCACTTAGTTTTGCTTTAGTTTCTTCTGAAAGCGGTTTACCTTTCCTAGCAGCACTTAGTTTTGCTCTAGTTTCTTCCGAAAATTCTCTACCTTTAAGAGAAGCACTTAGTTTTGCTTTAGTTTCTTCTGAAAGCGGTTTACCTTTATTAGCAGCACTTATTTTTGCTTTATGTTCTTCCGAAAGCGGTTTACCTTTTTTACCTTTATTAGCAGCACTTATTTTTGCCTTACTTTCTTCTGAATGTGGTTTACCTTTTTTACCTTTCCTAGCAGCACTTATTTTTGCCTTAGTTTCTTCCGAAAGTTTTCTACCTCTTATAAAACCTTTTGGTTGTTCACCCTCAAATGTTAAAATACTTTCACTTCCATTATTATACCAAACTTTACCTTTTTTAGAAGCACTCTGTGTTTCTCTTATTATTTCCTCTTTTCCTATGATTCCGGATAAACCTTGCCACGCGACTTTATCCTGCCAACGACCATACAAACCATACAATACTTTATGGGCAATGGCATGATCTTCAACGGTGAGTTCTACAAGATTGTTTGAATCGTCGGTTCCTCCAGCGTGACGAGGAATGATATGATGTTTATGGGTTGGATAAATAGACATGTTATAAAACCTTAGCAACGACTCCATCTAGAAATCTCTAAAAACAATGATGTACCATTGTATGTATTCTCTTGAATCAACCTCTGTACATCGTGTCCGTTCATTGTCATTTCATTTATATCCTTCTCGTTTATATTCTTTGGCCAAACAACAACCGGAAAATCTTTCTCCCAAGCCTTTATCATCTGTTGCCGTATCTCTTTGTTTCTCGGTTGATTGTCATAAACCAACACACATTGGTTCGGTGTATACTGCTTCTCAATTCTGCTCAAATCAGAGTTACCAACGGCAATCGCATTTGAAATAAACAAACTATCAAGTGGACCTTCTACCACATATATCGTTTCATTCTCGTTTACTCTATCAATACCATAGAGCAATGGAAATGGACTGAACTTTGCTGTGTAGTAACGAAAAGGACTTTCGTCTATGGCTCGACAAGTAACGCCTGAAAGATTTTTGTATTTATCAAAAAACGGAATTCCAAGTCGATTCTCCACCTTACCCTTCATGTTCAATTCAAAATGTTTTTCAATTGGTGAGAAGTCGTCTATGTAATATAGCCTACCGTAATGCTTTCTAGGTATCTCTCTTTTCGCACAGTATATATAACAAGAGTGGTCATGATCCAATTCTGAAACTTTCGTATAGTATTCATCCAATATATTTTCTTGGGAGAACTTCGGGGTAGAAAATTCAAAGTCATTATTTTTCTTTTGAAAACTTTTATTTGGTGACTCTTTAAATTTCTCCAATTTGTATTGATCAAACAAATGTGGATTAATATCTTTTAAAAAGAAACTAAATGACTTAGATGCCGAACAGTTATGACATTTATAAGTAAGGTTTTCTTTGTTTTGATACAAATAACCTCTAGCCTTACTCTTATTTGTTTTAGAGTCACCACATATAGGACATCTAAAATTAGAAAGAAAAGGATTGTTTTGTTTTAAACTATATCTATCTAAATGAATTGATAATAAATTGGCATACTTCACATCGAGCCAAAGCATCATAAATACCTCTAATCACAAACTACATAGCCATTATATCATATCCAGAGGTGATTGTCAAGAGCTAAATTAAACTTACGGAGCATGTTTCTATGACAATTGAAGTTCCTGCAATTGCAAAAACTACTTTTACAAAAATAAAAAAGGTATTAAAAAGTAAAGAGTATTCTTCTTATCTTTTTGAAGTTAAGAATGTTCAAGACACTCCTGGAGCAAAAAAAGTTGCTGAGTTAGTGGTATATGTACCACAAACAAACAGGATAACGGCAGCTGCAGGCATTCAAGAATTACTTGATAAAGAAGGGGTTATTGCGGAGACTTTAAATAAAGCCTCTGATTTAAATGTATATTTATTAAAGGACATTAAAAAATTTATTAGAATTCTCGTAAAACCAAATGGCTCAAAGGGATCTGGTGGTGGATCTAAGGCTACGGCAATCCAAGAAGCAGCCCAATGTTTATATGCTGCTATGAGATACTATTGTGGCAAAAAGGAAATTTATACTGAAGAAGATCTTAAATGTGGAATGGAATATATTGATACTCCTGGAGTACCACTAGAGGATATTATGTCTCTTCCAACAGAATGGAAAGAAGGATCTATGAAAGGGGCAGATAAAATATTTAATACTATTCGCGGATCTGGTTATAAGTTTTTGAGAGGCGATACGGTTCTTGATGATGGTGCAATTAAAAGGGCATTTGGTAGAGTAAAAAAACAAACCAATCTTTCTTCGGAAGATAAATGGAATCCTGCTGATATTTGGATGGCGAAAGAAAACAAGATATCAGAGATTAAGGATCATTTGAATGGTGAGAATACGATTGACTGTTTGAATAATGCGATTCTTCAAAGATTTAATGATAAATCATTGATTGGCATCTCTCTTAAAAAAATTGAAGGAACGACCGCAAAAATAAGTATTAAAAATAATCAATCTCCTGAAGTTAGAAAAGCAAACGAAAAAGCAAAGTTTGAAAAATATACTCTTACCTACTTATCTTCTATGGATGTATATTTTTATTATGGACCAGGACAATTTGAAAAAATTCAAGCAAGAAATTTTGGCGGAGATTCTAAAGGAGATTGGAAGTTGGAAGTAAAAGGTAAATCTGCTGCTCAAGGTAAAATACAGGACAAAGTTGTAATTAGACTTTTAAATGATGCTGGATTTACAAATATTTCTCGATTTAAAGTTCCGACCTGGGCAGAATCTAAACCAGGAAACACGGCCGCAAATAAAAAAATAACAAATGAAATTTATAGTCTTCTAAAAAAATATGAAGCGGATAAATTTGATAAATCTAAAAATGCAGAACAAAATAATAAAGCACAAATCGCTGTTAAAGATCAATCTTGGAGGTTTAGCAAACTTGCTGGTTTGAGATTTTTAGACTGGTTGAAAACAAAATGTTCAGATCCAGATATGGCAATGAAAGAAATATATCTTTATGCGTCCTCTCAATCCGATAAGTCGTCCGTTTACTATAAGTTGGAATAATTATTTACTAAGGATGCGTATCCAAATCAATTAATTGTATTGGATGCCATTTATCGTCAATCTTTTTCATTTTGACAATACCAGTTTCACAAGCCCAGCGGACACTTGTGTATTCCGTTTGTTGTCTTTCAACAATTCTTTTTGCCTTTAAACAATCGAACATAGATTCTTTTGGTGTAAATTCCATCACATTTCCGCTAGCATACAATATTAGAATAAACCCTACAAATTCTTTAATCAATGGTGTGCTCCTAGAGATTTCAACTTCTCGTGTTTTGCGTCCATGATAGAACTCTTTAAACCTTCAATCTGTCTCTCAAGCGATTCTATACGTTTTTCATAGAACTCTAGGGTAAGTTTTTGTTGTTGATCAAAAGGTGCCTCTCCGCTTTCGATTGTTTTAGACAGTTTTGATAACTCTTTTGACAGGTGTTCAATCAACATGAACTGTTCGTTGTCAGCAGGCAACGACCCCATTTCGCCACGAGGCCACCGAATACGAAAGTCGGTGTTCTTTTCAATGTCAGACCCAAAAATTGCTTGCGCAGTTTCTATGTTGGTTATTCGCTCGGTAATTTCGAAATAGGCGGCGACAGCAACGGCTGTTGCAACTATCAACGTGATTAAATTCTTCAAAGGTACCTGTATTTCGGTATCTTCGCTTAATTTCTTGGCCATTTAAATCACATTTAAAGATTTCAACGCAATGATAGAACCAGCAATCGTCGTAATTGTGACTGCTAGAACCTTTACCCATTTCATGACTACTTTAATTTCAGCTACAGTTTTTGTATGTTCTTCGGCCTCGTCAAGGCGTTTGGCCTTTTC